CTTTGTTCTCTAATATTGTCATAAATAGGAGTTATTTTTTTCTTAGCTTCAACCCAATCGTGGCTTAAAATATAGGAATCGCGATTATCTCTGCAAGTGTCTGAATTTGCATATAATTGTCTCAATTTACCAGCAATTTGATTTCTAGATAATCGATCAGGTAATACAGCCTTATATCTATCAATATTAGCTCTTACGAATTTTTCTTGATCTTGAACATAAACACTTTCACCAGCTCCCATAATGATTATTTATAATTATTTATAATAAAATCAATTTTTTTTAATAATAGCACCTCTTTTACCATCATTTAAATTTATTATATCATATTTAATATTTCTATTCATAAAGAATTCATCAGTTGCTTTTCGTTGTCCCTCCCAGTGAAAATAATCATCAAAAATTATGACACCGCCATCAACGACATTATCATATAGTTGTTCTAATTCAAATTTACTAGATTCATACCAATCAGTATCTAATCGCAATATAGCAATTTTATCAGGTATATTCGATTTATCTTTTAAAGTATTCATTACATCACCAACTATATAATGTAATTTATCTTGAGGATATCCAGTTGAATTTAATCTATTTTTAACAGTATCTAATGAATAATATATCCAATTATTTGTATTTTCATCAATAATATTATTTTTCCAATAATTATAAGTTTCTTCTTTATTCCATGAATATAATATAGCATCATTTCGAGTATAATCATATTCACCAGGTTCAACCATTCCAGAAAATGTATCATATAAATAGATATCACGATATTTATTATTTTTAATTAATTCATTAATACATATATATTCAAAATCCCCAGCAGCAACACCACATTCTATTATAACACCTTCGATATTATTTATTAATATATATTTGATTACATCTATACCGTCCATCTTAATTATAAATATAAAAAAATTATAATGGTCCAGACGGAGTTATTAATTCATTATCAACTATATATATAGTCCATACATTCATATCTTTATTATTTATGATATATATGTAATAAGTATCAATAATGATTACATCATCTACAATAAAATTATTTCCGATATAATTAGAAACAATATTTATTAAATCAGGTTCTTCGAAATATGGAATTTCGATCATATTCAAACCTTCATTATTATGAATATAATTATTAATGTAATTTACGATCTCATTAGTCATTATTGTTTAATAAGATTGTATGAAAATGAATTATCATTTTTTTTAAATAGTTCTAATTTAAGTTCTTTACTAATAATAATAATAACTTTTTCATTAATATCATAATTATCATACTTTTTTTTCCATATTTCTAATCGACCAATCAACGATTCTAACGATTTATTAGATATATGAATTTTATATTCATTAAATATACCATATTTCCAATAAAATTTAGACATATTTAAATTATCAATATGGTTATTATCATTACATTTAAAATTACTTATCGTTTTATTATAATCTTTCATAATATCACTTAAATTAAATAAACCTTCAATAATTCTTTTATCCCATTTTTCTAATACTGGTTTAACTTCTGTTCTAATTTTCCCACGTTGACACCAATCAGGAGTGCTATTTTTTAAATAAGGTAAATAATGACGATTTGCAAAGTCATAAATATCTTTTTTATATACATCGATTAATGGTCTTATAAAAGTTATATTATCAATAACAGAAATATATTCAACACCAATTAAATTTTCATATTTATTATTATATGCAATATTTGTTAAAATATTTTCTAAACAATCATCTTTATTATGACCCAATATAACTATTGGATTATTACCACCAGCACATTTATAAGAATTAAATCTAACTTTTTTAGTATAACTCTCATAAACATCCCTTAAATCGTTTAACATACAATCATTTCTATTAATTTCGCTAATTTTTCTAACATATAAATCAATATCAAATATAGAACATAAACATCGTAAGAATCCTACTTCTTCAGCTACTTCTTTACGATTATTATAATTAATATGAACTGCAATTAATTTAGTATTCTTATATTTATGATATAAATTATATAAACATACAACTGAATCAACGCCACCAGAGAGACTAATTATAATTATTTTTTCATTATTAAAATTAAATTTTCCAATATCGAATAATGGTTTTTGAAGAATTTCTTTATCTAATGGATCATTATCTAAAATACTTCTATCAAATTTAATAGGATAATTATAATAGTCGAGATTTTCAATAAAATTAGCACGATTATAAGTAGCTTTAATAAAATTTTTAGGAATATCTGAACGTTTCCAACATTCATTCATAACAAATAATAAATTTTCTCTAATATTTGAATGTCTATATACCAACATATAAAACATCCAATCATCAATATTCAAATATTGAATAAATAATGGATTATTATATTTATCAACAATTTCTAATGCTTTTCTATTAAAATAAATGAGTATATGATTATTATATTCATGTCTATAATAATGTCTGGTTAATTGGTCATAAATTAAAATAGCCAATATAGGTTTATCAATCGAATCGCAATTAATTAAATTACCATAAGTATCTGATAAATATTTATCATTTTCATCATTTTGAGAAAACCAATATTTTCGTCTACTAATCCAATCACCGTAAAAAGAATCCATTATGAAAATGGATAAATAAAAAATAAATTCATTTTTTTAATTATAATATTCATCTACAACGCCAAAAGCGATTGCTTCCTCTGCATTCCATTCAATATCTTTTTTTAGTAATTTGTCTAATTTCTTTTTAGAAAAATTAGTTTTATCGACATAAATATTAGTAATATGTTCTTGCACTTTTTTAAAATTATTAAATTCTTCTTCTAAATATGTCATTTTACCCCAAACTCCTGATCTTAATTCATGTAATAAAACATACGCATTTTTACCAATAAATCTTTTACAACCACAAACACTAATCAAAGTCCCAGCAGATGCGACAAAACCATCAATAACCGTATAAATAGGTAATGTGATGGAATTCATACAATCAATAATACTTAAAGCAGAATGTATTGAACCGCCATCCGTTGTTAGATGTAAATAAATAGGCATAGGTTCGACATTCATAGCCATTTGAAATGATTTTAATTTTAATTCAACAGTACGCAATTCTTTATTTAAATTAAATGCACTAGTTGAATCAATATCATTATTAAAATAAATATGATTACCACAACTATAAATACTATTATTAGACTGTTTGTTAATAATAATATTTGGAATTGTTTCCTCATCGTCGTCATCATCTTCATTTTTTTTAGAATTTAATTTGCGTTTTTTATTGTTGCAAATGAAGGATGATGACCATTTATATTTATCCATTTATATATAATAATAAATAAAATCTTTAAATGACAAAAAATTAATTTTGCCATTTATATCAACCCATTTGCTTATTTTCGCATAACTACTTCAAAGCACTTGCATGCTTTTTTTTGCGATTTTCCAGAACACCTTGAAGCTGTTTCTCGAGTCCAGCAAGAAATTGCTTTTCCATTTCAGTTGGTTTGCGAGTTGGCACTCTCCTTTTTGCACGCAATTCAAGAACCGTATTAATTTGCTTTTCCAAATTGGACATAAGCCTATTTTTGAATTCGCGCTTCTCAATTTCGTTAATGAGCAACATTTCGAGCTTTGAAGATGCCATAGTATGCATAATTATAATTTAAAACCAAATAATCATTTTTTTGAAAAAATTAAAAATTTCCCAACATTTTAAAATAATAAATAAAATCTTTAAATGACAAAAAATTAATTTTGCCATTTATATCAACCCGCTCGCTTATTTGTATTTTTCGCAGAAATACTTCAAAGCGCTTGCATGCTTTTTTTTGCGATTTTTAATTTCGGCTTGAATGAGCAATTCCATTCTAGACGATTTCATATGTTTTCTCATGCGCTTCTCGATTTCGTTAATGAGCAACATTTCGAGCTTTGAAGATGCCATAGTATGCATAATTATAATTTAAAACCAAATAATCATTTTTTTGAAAAAATTAAAAATTTCCCAACATATAAAAAAATGATAATAAATACATATAATATTTTTGAATTATGAAGAAAATAGAAAGCATACACAATAAAACTAAAGTAATTCAAACCGACGAATTACCATATAATAATCAAAATCAAATGTTAAAAGATAGCGATTTAAGACGGTTTTTCGATATGAATGGATTAGAAGGAATTAAATATAATAATATTAATTTATATAGAACTGCATTTATTCACAAATCATATTGTACTATGAAAAATGCAGATTTCACCTCTGGTAATATGAATTGTCCAAAAGATTGTATTCCATTACAAGATATGTCATATGAACGGTTAGAATTTCTTGGAGATGCCATATTAAATATGGTAGTTGCTAATTATCTTTATTCACGCTTTCCAGATCAAAATGAAGGCTTTTTATCTAAAATAAGAACACGAATAGTAAATGGGAAAATGTTAGGATTTCTATCGAATGAAATAGGTTTTAATAAATTTGCTATCATTTCTAAACAAGTTGAGGAAGCCAACGGAAGAAATAATTATAAAATTATGGAGGATATATTAGAAGCATTTATTGGCGCATTATATACCGATTTTCAAACACAAACAGATCGTGTTAGTATGCCTAAAACGATAAATTTAACGCCAATATCAGGGGTCGGATATTATATAGCTGAAAAATGGATTATATATATTATTGAAAATTATATAGATATTAGCGAATTAATTATTCAAAAAACAAATTATAAAGATATGCTTGTATCTTATATGCAACATTCAATACAAGATACGCCAAAATTCTGTGAATTAGGAATAACGACTAAAGATAGTGTTAAAGTATTTAGTTATAGTGTTAAAAATAGGTCGAATGATACTATAGCAACTGCGTCCGGATTTACTAAAAAGGATGCAGAAAATAATGTAAGCAAAGAAGCATTAATTTATTATGGAGTTTTAGATATTAAAGATTAAATAATCTCATTTTATATTAGATATGGCAGATACAATAATAAAAGATGTTTCAGTCATGAATACTGATTCTAATATAAAAAATTTTGTTAGTTCATTACTGGACAATTCAAAAGAAGATACTAATTACTCATTACATAAATTATTATATGATGAGATATATAATTATTTTGTAAAAAATACAAATCCAACAAAAGTTGATTATGAAATGTTAGAATATTTATCTCCAACTAAACCAATAACAAATAAATCATTACGAGATGTTATTAAATATTTGTTATTATATACATATAAAGCAAATGCAAATGAGATAGAAAATCATAAAAAAATAAATGAAAGCTTAGAACAAATAAAAAAACAATTAACTGAATTATATAATATTCATAAAAAACCAGATTTAGAACCATTACCACCATCGCTATAATCATTATTTTCAAAAGTTCTAGTAAAGTTTTTTTTTATTCGTAATGGAATTATAATATAATAATGAACTACGCAAATAAAAAAATAAATAATTTTCATATATTACTTATTTTTTCATTATTTTTTTAAATTAATCATTTCCAGATGATAAATATTTATTTTTATTTGATTTAGACATAAAATAGAATCAATAATAGGTATTTTTATTTCTGTTTGTGATCATATAATCTTTCCATTTCTTTAAGAAAATTATTTTTAGAAATTTTGTTATTATTGATAATAACAAAATTATTTTGCTTTTTCTTCAGCCCATAATTTTCCAATATGAGCCATTTTTTCTTTATTTGGAATTTCAGAATCTTTTAGTTTAGCCATTTGAGCTCTAACAAATTCATTATATGGATTTTTCTTAACATCATAAATAGTATTATAAATTTTTTCAACATTTTTTAATAAATTCTTTTTAGTGATTTTATTATTACCGTTAATGATTTCAACAATATCGGCAACTAGCATTTTCTTAGACATTATATATAAAAACAATTAATTATATTATAATCATTTTTTTTATTAGTCTTGTATATAAATAATATTTATTAAAATTAAATATAAATGGATTATACAAGAATACAAATCGATTCGATTGGTATAGGGTTAGTAGATTATAAAAATGTAGATTTAACACGTGATGGATTCATTAATAGTTATTTAGCAGTAGGTGAAAAAATACCATCATCTGCTGCTACAGATACTAACAATCTAAATTATTATTATGATCTCATAGTAGCCGAAAATCACATAGGAATAAACGCTACCAGAAATCAATTAACTACAAGTAATAAAAGTTTATTAATTAATGGAGATATCGTATGTAATGGGATAATACACGCCGAGAATATAATGATTGATAGTATAAATACAGCATCTACATTAGCAGAAACTTTAAATAAATTATCATCACATCTATTATTTTATCCAATAAGAGATTATTTACAAAATAATATTTATACAAATTATAATTTAGTATTAGGACACAGCAATAATGCCAATAACAATTTAAACCCTCTTAAGATATCCCGCCACTGTGATGGAAATATAAATAATATTCAATTTGTGATAGAAAATAATGATGTTACAAATCTAATTACTACCAAATTTAGTAGTGGTATTATAGGAAATACGAATGAAGCTCCTATGCATTTTATAACATCTGTTGGAATGCCTATACATTTCAATATTAGTAAAGATACAAGCGATATTGATAATTTATATTTAGACAAAACAACCATACCATATGATCGTCGTCAATTACCTACATATAACACTACTAATTATCCAACGATGGTATTAGATGTTAATAAGTCAGTATTAATTAATTTAGACAGACAAACAGAACAAATAACATATTTAACATATGAATTTGATAATATAAATAAAACGACTATAGGTATTGAAACAAAATATCCAGAATTGCTGGTGAATGGAACATTATATGCAAATAAGATATTAATATATGATTATGTTTTAAAAAAACCAGTAAATATTGATACTATATTTTTAAGAAATTCAGGTTTAACATTAAATGCAAATCAAATTAATGGAGGTTATTTCAATCAAAGTGAATTTTTCTTTACATCAAATTTATATATTGGAAATCCAATCAATAAACATAAATTAAAAGTTTATGGTGATGCTGAAATTACAGATACAACAATTACATCCAATATTATAACATCAAATATAACAATAAGTGATAATTTCATAGTAGAAGCTAATAATGATGGTTCAGTAGTATGTGATTTTAATCGTTTGTGTAATTTTTCTTCTGAAGCTATATTTAACGATGTATTAACGGCTGATGTAATTAATGTTAATACTATTGATATTACTAGTAGTGGTGGATTATTAGTAGATGGTTGCAATATTTTACCATTATTATCTGCTATATCACAATCAAATCCGCAATTAACAACACCACCTACTGTAATTCAATCACCTACACAAACATCAAATTTGAATGTTAGTGGTATTATAAATATAGGCGAACCTCGATTAGATATTACAAACCTTTTTAATATTTATAAACATACATCAGCAAATACATCACAATTTCAAATATTTTTATATGATGGTTCAAAATCTACCGTGACTGCATCAAAAGCTTATATTGGTCATACAAATTTAAATGATATATCTGGACAAATTGATAATAGTCTTGTATTTTTAACAGAAAACAATTCAGCCTGGAATAATATTTATTTTTATTCAGGTAAAAAGAAATCGAATATTAAGAATGAAATACCAAATTTAGCAATATTAGAAAATTCAAAAGTAGGTATAAATACCCTTCAACCCGTAAAAACATTAGATGTTAACGGTGATATAGTATCAACGAATTATTATATTAGACAAAATACGAATATTTATAATACAGAATTACCAATCATTTATAATAATTATAATAATTTAACTAAATTAGATATTAATATTCCTTTGATTACAACAATAACTAATAAACAAAAATTAAATGTAATTGGTGGCATAAATTCATATGACGGCTATTATGAAAATTCATATAAATTATGCACATTCAAATATTTTAATAATAGTAATGCATGGATTGCAAATGCTAATATTGGTATTGGTGTATCTAATATTGATAATAATATAACAATCCCATTACAAATAAAAAATTCGTCCTTAAATCAAAATACAATTAATAATAGTGTTATGAGTTTTTATAGAGCAAATGACCGTTCCTATTATTCTGGTATTGAATTTTGCGATGACATAACAAATACTGAAATAGTCAATAAGAATAAATGGTATATTTATAAAAAACATATAACGGATGATGTAAATTTTGTAGGACCATTACAGATTGGATATATAGAAAATGATTATGAACCTGCAAATACTTGTGTAAATATTTATTATAATTCTTCAAAATATTTTATAGATATTAATAATAATACTACATATAATTCATACGAAGATTATTCTCATCATAATGAAATAGTTAATATAACAGGAAATGTTAAAATTAATGGAGATTTAGATATTGATGGTTCAATCAATATTAGTGGAAATTATAAATTCAAAAGTAATAATATTATATTTGTTCCAAATTTACTAACAACGACAATAAATAAAATATATTCGATGGGTAATAATAATTATTATATAGATACTATTTTAACACCAAATGGTGCTTATAGTCTCGCTAGTAATATTCACTTATTAGCATCAAATGTTTATTCAAATATAAATAAATCATATGACCCGGTATCAAGTATCAATATAATAAATGCAACCAATACCAGTAATTTAGCATCAAATATATATAAGACAACTTCAAATATTTCCTTAAATATAAATAATTATAATGGGATAATTACTAATTACGATAGTAATTTAAATATAACGCGATTATTTACCCCTTTTTTTTTGACTTATAAGGGTTCTACAAAAACAAATCAAACAAGTAATTATTATTTATTTAATGATATTAGCAAAAATAGATATCCTAGTGATTATAATATCATTAAAACAAATGCATCAAATAATTATATTATAGCTAGTAATATTTATAATACAACTTCAAATATTTATAATAATATTTCAAATATTTCAAATACTTTAATTAATTACTTAAATATTGGAGTTAATAATTTTAATGAAACTTCGATATTACAATCATCCGCAACTACGACTAATAATACAATTATACAATCTTATATATCATATCCACAACCATTAGCGAATGACATTCAAAATATATTAATAACATCCGGAAGTAATCTTATAATTTCACAACAAATACATAATATTTCATCAAATTATTATACGAGTCTTTTAAATTTTAATAATGAATATTTTCCATATATTTATACAATTTCATCAAATAATATGATTACATCATCAAATATATATATATCAATATCGAATATATATAATAATGATATTATTAATACACCAATAACAAATGAAAATATATTAAAATATTCACATTCAAACGCATTATATGCTGATAGAATTTATAGTAATGTCTCAAATATTACAAATTATATTAATGATTATTATCCAAATTATAATAATAATATTCTAAATACGAATAGTTATTTAGCATCAACTATAACAACATCAAATATAGCAAGATTAAACGCGATAAGTACAGATAAGATTTATATAAATTTAACATTAGGATTTCAAAATTATATAACTACTGCATCAAATAATTATATATTTTCATCAAATAATTCCAATACAGTAATAACATTTAATAGAGATGAACCAGTATCATTAACGCCATATACGAAATTAACAATACCTACAGGTATTTCAATAATATATACGGATACCAATTCATTCAAAGAAAAATTTATGAATTATAATAATATTGCAATAACATTATTAGATAATTATGATTATATAAATACAGAAATTAGAATATTGAATAATATAAATAAACAAAAATCAGCAATCGTAGTGAATGTATTTAATGAACTAATAAGCGATATTTTAATATTACAAACATATGCAACTACTAATTATAATGATGGCGAATTTTTAGCAAAAAGTGAAAATCTGACAAATAAATTTATAGTATGTGTGAATAAATCATATGATTTCGCAAATTCTTTTAAAGATTTAGCATCTAAAATTAATGATTATATTGGAGCTTATATAGGTAATTCAAGAACTATAATAGATATTTTGAATACTTGTATAGAAACTACAAATAATATTTTAAATGATTGTTGGAAAATATCTAAAATAATAGTTAAATATGTAAGTATTTCATTTTCTATGAATGGTATTATAAAAGAAAATAATGGTTTAGAAGAAATTGCAACACCACCACCAGATACAGATGTTATTATTACAGGTAATTTAATTAAATTATATCCATCTAAATCAGTATTTATAGGATATGATCGCGCATGGTATACAAATATTCAAAATTCCATGTCTATAAATCCACCACTCTATGTTTATAATGATAATACAAATACGTCATTATGTGTATTTTCAAATAGAGGAAATACATTCTCAACAACAACGGGACTAACGACAATTATAGCAAACGCTAAAATTGATATTAAAATTATAGATGCTTCAATATATAATGAGACAAATTCAATAATAGAAAGCGTATCATTATCATTATTGTCAATAAGAAATCGCACTACTATAGATGAGCCAACAGTAAATCATAAATTATCGAGTATATTTCAAATAAAACCAACGAATAGTGCAACGTCTTTTTTTAATTGTTATAAAACATATGATGATATCAATATATTTAATATTGGGTCTGGTAATTTTTATGACCCAACCACAAATATAATATTAAAAAGAGATAATGTTGTTCATATAAATGATTCAACATCAACACACTTATTACGATTAACAAATCCATCTACAAATCCAGTATCAATAGATATATCACAACATAATAATAGTAATAATTGGACATTAACAATCGATGATAATTTTAAATATAAATATAATTCAAAAAATATTATAAATATTCATACGAATGGTATTTTAATAAATGATGATGATGACGATAATGATGAAACAAGTTTATTTGTTAATAGTTTCGATAACTTACCGGCATTATTATTAAAAAATAATTATTCAACACAAACACAAGTAATTAAAGAATTTGATTTAACGACTGCTAATTTTAATTATAACTATTCTGTATTTGGTTTAAAATATTCATTAATAGAACCAATACCTGATTATGACGTTGAAAATACAACATATTCAATAAATAATGATATTAATTTTACAAATATATCGAATGAAATATTTAATGTTTCTGCAAATTATGCAGATACTACTACTTTTAATTATTCAAATAATATAATTGAAATATTACCATTCATTAAACGTTATGATTCTAATATTTCATTTATTATTAATGATAAAGTAAGTTATGATGTCCGAGTTTCATTAGGTAGTGCTAGTGTAAATATTAGAATAATAATACCAACTGTATTAAATAGTATATATAGTACTAATGTAAGTTTGAATGTTTCTAATTGTACTTTAACGACTTATATTCAAGAAGTAACAGTTGATCCAGGTGATATTGGTGTAATTACTCTTAATTATAACACAAATAGTTCTCCACCAATTCCAGTAAATCATACAATCGTTTATAATAAATATAGTTCATTTATTATAAATAAAATAACAGCTACCGTTTCATCATATTCTTATCATTTATCAAGAAATGAATATTCAATTCCAAGTGCTATAACATCTAATTTTTCATCAACTATAACAAGTAATGTGAATTCAAATATAATAAATATAAATAATAATATTACATATTTAAAATCATCATTATCATCAACATCAACCCAATTTAATTATAATGAGATTGATGAGAAAATATATACAACTTATTTATTTGGAAAGAAATATTCATTAAATTTTGCATTCAATATAACTGATTATTATAATATTCCTGCTAATTTACCAATAACACAAAGATTTATTAAAAATAATGCCAAATTACCTTTAATAAAACAAAAAAATATTTTAGGAAATTATCATAATATTTATAGTTATACGAATGATTATGAAATATATTTCAACGATTTTAAATTAATTAATATTGATAATAAAGGTAATTTGAATACAACAGGAAATATTGAAACAAATAATATATATTTACAAGGTGATATTTATAATAAAGATGGAATATCATTATATGATAATATAATATCAATATTTAATAATAATAAAGCGATTGCAAATTTTGAACTAAATACGAAAAATATTATATTGAATGCAAGTTCATATAATAGAAATAATTATAAAGGTTGTGTATTAATTAATGGAGGAGATGATTTAAACCCGGTAAATAATAATATGTTTCAAATTAATAATTTCACAGATACTGATAATTTTATAACATTAAATTCATGCACACAAAATTCATATATTCATTTTAACTCAAAGACTGTTGAATTTTCGAAGGATGTCAATACTATTTATAGAATTGGTTCAAAAAATAATATATTTGGAATATGGAAACGAATTAATGACCCATCTATGGATTATAATAAAAATTATTATATAGATACATCAACTGATATTTATAAAAATGCAATAAATATTAGTTATGATTCAAATCTTTTTAATATTTATAATAATGGCTTAATTTATTCGTTAGCAGCTGATGAAGCTAATGCATCATATAGAACACCAATCACAAATGCCTTAACAAAAGTTAATAGCTTAACAGGATATACTTATAAATACAATACGGCACCAAATGCTAAAAGTTATACTGGATTATTAGCTAGTGAAGTAATGGCAGTTTTGCCAGAAGTAGTATCAATATCTCCAATTGATGGAAGTTCAAATATAGCATATGCTAATATAATAGGATTATTAGTACAAAGTATAAAAGAATTAAAATCTCAATTAGATGCATTAAATACTACACCTTAATATTTAACTTTCTAAGAATAGTATTATAAGTTCTATTATCGAATGGTGTTTTACCATTTTCAATATTTGTGATAAAATCCGATTTAATAGTTGGACTAATCAATTTACTTAATTGGGGTTGTGTTAATCCTTTAGCAGTTCTAGCATTACGAATAATATCAATTTGTTCCTGTGAATATTTAAGGACTTTGGGTAATTCATCAGTATCATCTACTTTTTTTATATGAATATTGGTTTTAGCATTAATATCAACATTCGTTTTTTGTTTATTTTTAGTTAAAACAACAGGTGTGAAATCTTGAAATGATTTCCATTCAGTCATTATTATAAATAAATAATAATTATTTTTTATATAGGATATTCGATAAAATGATATAAACAATAGGAGATATAATAGAAATAAAAATAAATGGCTACTAAACAAATTATCGATAAGTTCGTATCATCAGTAGATACTAGTGTTAATTATTCAGTAAGTGATCTAACTAAACTTCTCAAAGAAGCTTATAAGAATTCTAAAACTCATACAGCATCTGGAGAAGTAAAAGTGAAAAAACCACCATCCGCATATAACCTCTTCATTAAAGAGAAGATGGCAGAGCTAAAGAATGATGGTTGTAATCCTACTGAGCGAATGAAAAAGGCTACTGAACTATGGAAAGATGAAAAAGCAAAAAATCAAACAGCGCCTGAAGTTTAATTAACAATCAGCTAAAGTAGCTCTCACGCGCATAATAGCTAATCCTAATCGATTTGTTCCTTTCCATTCATTAATATTAGTATTTAATGTATCTGTGATATTAAGTCCATTACCCCAAATAGAATCATATGGAGAACATTCCACGATCAATTTCTCACCCGTTAAAAGTAATTTATTTTTTAATTCCAAATTTTGACTAAATTTAGCAAGATTTGCGTTATATACGATACCATCGGCAACAGTATTCCATTTAGATTCGTTGAAATTTTTAACAGTTCTTCCTAATTTCTTTTGTTCTTTAGGTTCTGCTGATTTCATAATAAGATCTGCAGTCTCATAATCGCCGAATAATAATGCTTTTTGTTCCATCATAAATTGCTCACAACAATTATAAATTTTATTATTGATTTTGAATTCAACGATATGCCACTGCGATAAATATCCTGATTTAAAATAAACTCCGTTATCGTTTTCATAAAACTTTTCGCTGTGTGATGACATGATTAATTATAAATAAAACATAATAATAATGTTTCATTTTTTTATAAAAAATGATTATAATATTTATATTTACTATTATATGTCATTAGAAATTAAATATACAAAAAAAGAATTAATTAATTCTATTAAAATTGATTGTTTAAAAAAAGGATTGAAATATGATTATGTGAATAAATTATCAAAAGATGAATTAATTGAAATTTTGAAAAGTAATAAAATTGCGTATATTAATTATGAAACATTAAAGAAGGAAATAATAATGACCGAAAGTTATAATAAAAATAGGGATATTATTATCGGCAATTTTATTAAATATGAAAATATACCATATAGTACAATTAAAAATATTACACCAGATACTACTAATGACGAATTATTAGAAATTATAAATAAACATAATTTACATTATGAAGAAAATTTCACAAATATAAAAGAATTTGTTTATAATCTTTATAAAGTATATTTGAAATTTATTAATGCATCTGCTATTAAAAATGAATGCGAATATATAACTCTACCAAGTATATTAAAAGCATTTAAGAAGTTCCAACAATCTCCTTAAATCGTTTTATAAAGGTAGCAGAAGTAGATTTAAAATTAACGATGGGTTTATAATAACTATCATTATTTTTTGTTTCCCATTCTAATATAATATTATTGGGAACATTACGCAATTCTGGAATCCATTTTTTAATATATAAACAGTCACGATCATATTTCTTTAATTGGGCAGTTGGTGAAAATATGCGAAAATAAGGTTGCGAATCAGCACCCATAGATGCGCACCATCTCCAACCGCCATTATTAGACGATGGGTCATAATCTACTAATTTAGATGCGAAATATTCCTCGCCTTTTCTCCAATCTATTAATAAATTTTTTACTAAAAATGATGCAACTATCATTCTACATCTATTATGCATCCAACCACATATATTCAACTGTCTCATAGCAGCATCTACTAAAGGAAAACCAGTTCTGCCATTTTTCCACTTTTCATAAAAATCAGGATTATTATCCCATTTAAAATTTACCGATTTTTCAAATACAGTAGGAAAATAATAACTAATTATTGCATAAAAATCGTGCCAAAACAACTCTCTAATAATACCATGTGTTAATGGTAATGAATAATAAACCTCGCGAATACTAATACAACCAAATTTAATATAAGCACTCAATTTAGTCGTTTTATCTAAATAAGGATATTCGCGTTCTGTATCATATTTAGCAAATTTACCATTCGCCAAAGTTTTTAAAATACTTAATCCATTACTTCTACCACCATTAACAGATATTAATTCGTTATTTTTAGGTTTATATAATTTCTCCATTTCTTTAAAACTATGCGAATTTGTATCTTTGATGAAATTATCATAATTAATATTAACAATTGCTCGTGGTTTTTTAATAATAGATTTCTTATAGAATGGTGTAAATTTCAAATAAGGTTTTTTATCATCTTTTGTAATTTCACCCATATTATGTAAAGTATAATCTTCATGACTTTCAATATTAATTTTATTTATATTAGCCCATTTTTGAATTACCATATCTCTTTTTTTTGCATATGGTGTATAATCTTTATTATATGCTATAACACTAAATTTATATTTATTATGAAGTTTCTCAATTACTTCAATTTCATTTGATGTATCATAATAATTAATATATGATAATTCTTCTAAACTTTCAAACATAAATTGGACAGCATTAGAAGAATAATATTTATTTATTTTTGGATTAATTTGATATTTATTAAAAATAAATATTGGTAGTATTTTAGCAGTAGGATAAGTTTTTTTAATTTCATATAAAGTAGTATTATCTGTTAGTCTCAAATCGCGACGAAATATAAATAAGATATTCATTATATTAATAATATATGATACATTTATTATCGTTTGATATTGGCATTAAGAATATGGCATATTGTTATGCAACAATCGATACTGATTTTAATATAAAAAAAATAGATAAAGTAGATTTAAATTGTAAAAATAAAGATATTCAAAATATTATTAATAATACAATCGAATTTTTAGATGAAATAATGAGTGGATTGTTTATTATTGATGAGGAATTAGTAATTTTAATAGAATGTCAAATGACATCCATTATGAGATGTATTCAAACTACTATAAATACTTATTTTAAAGTTGTTGCAAAACATCAACAAATGAATATTAATACTATTTATGTATCACCTAAACATAAATTAAAAATAATTGATAAATATGGTGAAAAAATAGTTAATGATAAATATAAACAAAATAAAATAGATGCAGTATTTTATACAAATCATTTATTAACAAATATATACAAAAATGACGAAGTATTAGCTATTATAAATAGCAATAAGAAAAAAGATGATTTGTGTGATGCATTTCTAATGTGTGTATATTATTATGAAAACAAATTATAAAAATATTTTAATATATATAGAATATGTATTCAGACGATGGAGGTTATAAACGTCATAGCGACGATGATTCAGGTAGAACTGCTACTATTACTGTAGATGATTCAGAAGCCGCTAATAAAGCATTAAAAGCATCTTTTATTACTTTTGGAATAGTTTATGTATTTTTTTCGATATTTGCATTTATATGGGTAGTAATAGGATTTATAGCATTTTTAGCATCTTTAGTATGTATGTTTTATCAGGGATCGCCTACTGATAAGGCTGTTGGATTATTATTAGCAATAATAACTGGTCCGTTTTATTGGTTATATTATATATATAATATGAATTATTGCACACGATCTAAAAGTTATTAGATATAACATTTAATTGTTTAATGATATCTTCATTATATTCGATAATTTTATTTTTTTCTATTACATTTGCTAATTGTAACCAGAATTTATCATTCTTAAACTTACTATTTATCTTATCTATTTTTTTTGTTTTTTTATATAACCATTTATACATCTTAACATAATCATTTTCATCTTTAAATGGACAAATCAAACCATTACACGATTCTGGAATAACATCTAATGGTATATGCATCCTTATATCGCAAAATGCCTTAAATTGATATGGACGACAAAACAATTGTAGATTATTATTATCATTATATACATTACTATCATCAATAATTATATAATCGGCATTTTTAATTTTAATTTTAGATTTTATTTTATCAATAGATTTAACCCAATATGAAACTTTCTTCGACTTAGTGCAATCATTTCTAGTAAAAATAGGACGATTAAATTTAATATCATTTGCTTTTTCAATTAATTTTATTTCAGTATTTGCCCATTCGTATGTAGATGCCGTATAAACATAAAAATAAACATTTTCTTTATACAATTCGCGCAGTTTTTTTATAAAATAAATAAAATATGGGCGCATCAATTTAGAATTTTCTTTATAGAATGGTAATAAAACCTTGCTAATATTCATATTATACATACGGGCAATATTCCATAATTGCGATTGATATATACAATTGCCTATAATTGTTTCATCTAAATCAATAATAAATACATACTTTTTAATCATCATCTAATTATTATTTATATACAAAAATTAATAAACATCATTATAATAGAATAAATGACGGATAGTAAATGTAAATTACCTCCTTTTTGCGAATATTCTAAAAAAAAACAAAAATGCATAAAACCAAATCCATATGTAGAATATATAGCTAAGTGTAAACGTGATAATATTAAACATGATGATTGTAAAAAATTATATAGATTAAATAAAACACAAGCTAAAGAAGATGCGTGTAAAAATCGTGAAGAAAGATTTAAAGAAAAATCACCGTCAAAACTACCTTCTAATCCAGATAAAGCATTAAAAGAATTAAAATCATTAGAAAAGAAATTATTGCAACAATTAAAATTATTAGAAACTGAGCGACAATTAAAAATACAAGAATTTAATAAAACAATTTCAACGTCAAAATCAAAAACATCATCAAAAAAACATTTAACACCTGTAATAAATAATAAATCTAAATTATTTTTACAAGATCGTATTAAAAATTATAAAATATTTAGTAAATATATTAATAGCCGTAAGAAATATTCAAATAATTGTTTAAGTATTTATAAAATAATTAATGAAAGACCAATATATAGAATTGGTAATCGTATTATTTTAACTCGGCAAATAGGTAGTGATAGTGTTTATGGAGTTGTCTATTATTCCTATTATCGTAAAAAAGAAACAGACAGTTTTTCTGAAAACATCGTATTTGCCACAAAACTTTTAGATAAATCAAATCATAATAATATCGAATATTTAGTATTAGAAGAATTAACTAAATATACTATAAATACTGGTTTTATACATTTCCCATTAACTTATGGATTATTAAAATGTGTTGAAAATAACCAAAACAAATATTCAAGTGAAAAAAATAAATCAATAAAACATATATCTAATATTGATAAATATATGCCAAAAAATATTGTTAATATAAATAATATATATATAATATTGAATGAATTAGCGAATGGTGATTTAGATAATTTTGTTCAATTATATTATAATAATGATGAATATATATCAAATATATTAATACAAATATTCATATCTTTAATGTTTTTTTATAAAACTATTAATGCATTTCATGCAGATGCGCATAATGGTAATTTCTTATTTCATAAAATTAAACCAGGTGGCTATATTCATTATAATATTTATGGCGTTGATTATTATTTAAAAAATCTTGGATTTGTATTTGTAATATGGGATTTTGGATTAATAAAACCATTCTATAATAGTAATATAATTAATAATAATAAATATGGATATTTTAATAATGACTTTGAGCGAATAACATATGATTTTGAAACCGTTATTAATGCTTTTAAAAATAAAAATGCTGGTGGATGGGTTGATAATAAATATCCAATATCTACCAACATCACAAATATGATTAATGATTTATATACATTATTACATTCATATATAACATATGATGTATTGAAACTACCAGAATTAAATACTGCATTATTAACTTATTTAATAACAAACATATCTTCATTATCAACTAGAAGACCAAGTAACGTTATAAATACAAATCCATATGTACTAAATTAAATATAAATTTGTTAATATTTAATTGAATGTTTCTAAAAAAATGATTTTAATATATATATTTTTATTTATAGCTAAATCGAGAGTATTAAGTTATGACCACCACCTGCAATTTTAACTGTGTATGTGTTGATTCAGAATGTTCTTATAATCATTACATTTCATATAAGGATCGAAAGATTGTCAAGAATTTCTATGACGCGATTTCTAACAAATCAAAGGATGAGCCTAATCCTGAGACGCGTAAGAAGAATTGCACTTTCGGGCAATTGTGTGAAAAGGAAAATTGTGGGTTCAGACATCGCCTCTCGTTCGCAAATCGCGAAAAACTCATCGTCTCGTTTCGCTTCAATAAGATCTGTCCTCCATCCAAACCAGTAGTTGCTAAGACTGTTGCCGCTCCCAAACAAACCAATTTCTTCTTATGCCTCGAAGATGATGTGGTTGAAGAAGAGATTATCGAAGTTGCGCCTGCTCCAGTTGTTGTGAAACAGCCGAAGTTCGAGAAGTCATGGGTTTCTGTTGTGTCTGCTCCTCCTCCTGTGCGCGAACTTAATTTAACAGCTGAGACGTCTCGATGGGAAGATTTAGACGACGAGGATTTCTATATGAAGTTCTAAATGAATTCGAAGATATAAAAGTCAAAATTATTTTTGGCTTTTTTCATTATAATAGTTGAAAATAGATTT